GCAACAGCAGCCGCAGGGGTTTGATAACTTTCCGGATGACGATATCCCATGGTAACTCTTACTAAACAAGAGGCTATGGAGCGGTGCGCCAAAGCCTACGAAAAACACAAGCACCTAAAGCGGGCGGCGATGGAAGTCGGAATCCCCTGGCAGACTGTTTTTGGGCGATATTTAACACCACACAGGAGGATTAGTAGAGTGAAATACCCCGGATTAAGACACGCAGACGAATTGGTTAAATCAGCACAGCATGAAGCCGCTGGACTGCCAGATGGCAGATGGGTAGTTGCCCGACCTGTTGGCTATTCATCCCCTTGGCATAGGCTCTACTGCACTTGGCTTGTGTTTACAGGCAAAGCCGATGCGCTGATTTACAAAGGCCAGTAGCCAATAAAGAATTATAGAGGATTGGTAGAGTGAGAGAGAATCAGAGAAGGGCTAGCGAAGGTGGTCAAATAGATGGTGGGCTGTCTGCTGGAAATATCCGAGGGAGAATAAACTTGATACACCTATCGGCAGACCAAATTGCTTGGCTGATGGATGTTGCCAAACGATATATCCCTGATGATGGGCTGCCAAGCATAAGCCGCCAAACAGAAATGAAACGATATGCAATGCTTTACGAGGTAATGGAAATCGTTGGCGCTGGTTTTCAGGACGACTCTGCGAGATTCAATGCAACCCCTCCTGACATCAGAGAATATAAGGCATCTAGCCACCCACATGATAGCAACCAATAGAATGAAAAGACGCCAGAAAGTCTCAGCCTACATTAGTGAAATGTTTGAGCCGGATTCGGCCCCAGACCAGCGCACTATCGTCAAAGCGATTGAGAATGGTGAGATTGAGGGCGAGTTTTTCCTCGGTCGGTGGTGGGTGCTGCGTGACAGATCCGCAGAGCCTTCCACTGGCAACGAAATTGCTGATAGGCTTCTTGCCGGAGCCAAATAATGGGGAAGGCAATGGGCAGGCGCAGAGAGGCCAGGAATCGCCATTTAGAGCGATATGTGAAGATCAACAGCCGGGGGTATGTGTCCTACAAGCACCCGCGACTGGAGAAAACAGAATACTTCGGCACAGATTGGCAGGCAGCAAATGAGGTCGCCCGGATCGTTAATGCAAGGTTATCCACAGAGCATTCACGGATTGAGCGCATTTTATCCCCAGCCAGCAAGCATACCTTTGCCCATGTGCTGGATCGATTTGAAAAAGAGCGTATCCCAGACTTTGAATGGTCGAAGTCATACAGGGAAGAAAATCTGAGAAAGATCAAGCGATTCAGGGATCACAGCGGTGATGCAAGGTACCAGGATACCGACGTCCTGTTCTTTACCAGCATGGTCGAGGATTTATTCAGCGGAGTGGGCCAGAGGTTCGCCATTATTCTTCTACGGAAGATCGACGAATTCGCAGTCGGAAAGGGTCTCAGGCGCGGCCCGAATGTCGCCAATGGGATTCTTATGCCGAAGCAGGGCAAGAGGCAGCGCAGGAGAATCAAGGACTACGGCGAATTCAGGGCCATCAGGGCGCATTGCCCGGCCTACCTGCAAGATGCCATGGACTTCGCCCTGATCACGCTCCAGCCCCGCCAGGTGCTTTGTATGCTAGACCTGTCGAAGCACGTACAGGGTGACAAACTGCGATTCAAGCGCGGCAAGACGGGCGTACACATTGAAATCACGATCAATCAGGAACTGGATAAGCTAATCAAGAAACGTCGAATCGAGGCCATGAGGCTCGGCAGCAAACGACTATTCTGCCGTCAGAAGAAAATCGCCCTCCACAATGTAGCCATCGACCCGAACGAAATGAGCAGGGATTTTACCAAGGCCGCAAAAGAATGTGGGCTGTACCCGGACCGGCACCCCACACTGCATGAGGTTCGATCACTTGGGGCGAGAATGTACGAGGAACGGGGATTCCCGGCAGAACTGATACAAGCCCTCATGGGTCACAAGAAATCGGCAACCACCGAGATTTACCTGAACCCGGATGAGCCGAAGTATATCAAGTCCAGGGCAATGCTGGAGCTATAAGTTGAATTTAAGTTGAAAATAAGTTGAATTTTCTTTAACTGGTTGATTTTAAAGGCACAAAAAATCCCCACTCTCTATCCGCCATATTGTTCCAGCTATTGTCTGGAAGGCGCATGAAATAAGGGGGTTTGCCAATAATCAACATTACCCAAAACACCACAAAACAGGCACCAGCCTGCAAATAAATCAATGACATAGAACAGGATAAGTTGACACATGAATAGACTAATTGCAGGAATTGAGCCATCACCGATTGACCAGAGGGACTATGTTTACATATCCCCGTTCACCCCCGAGCAGATCAACCCGATAATCGACCTGAGATACCACGTTTTCGAGATCGAGGATCAGGAGACCATAGGATCATGTGTTGCAAACGGTGTCTGTTCGCAGTGTGAAGTCATTGGGAATCAACACAATAACGTCACCGACCTATCCAGAATGTTCCTGTACAACGCTACCAAGGCTTTCGAGGGAAGGCTTGGGCAGTCTGGGCTGTACACCCGAAACGCTTACAAGGTGGCCTATAAGTACGGCATAGCCCCTGAGAGTGACTACCCCTATGATCTGTCGAAGGATGATATTTATCCCCCTGAAAACATTTACCAGATCGCCAGCGAAAGAAGGGTGGAGAAATATGAGGCTGTTGTCCGGTCTGGAATCACTGATGGGGATGGTTCAAGCAGAATCCACAGGATTGCATCAGCGCTTCAGGAAGGTCTTGTAGTGGGCATCGGGTTGCCTGTTACTCAGTCTCTATATAACCTCACCGGGCCGTGGCATACGCACAGCTACAAGCTGGCCAGCCAAGACAAAGAAATCGGTGGTCACTATATGTACATTGTAGGTCATGACGCCAACAGAAGGATGTTCATTGTCGCTAATTCGTGGGGTACTGATTGGGGGGATGGAGGATACTGCGGGATGCCGTACAGCATCGTGGATGAGATTTTCTTCGAGGCTTATGTGGTGCGTAATTTTGACGGGATGGAAATCAAGGAAGAACCCGGCATTAAGCTGGAGTATGTAAACAGGTTCAGGATGCACGCCAGGATAGTCCCCAAACCCCATGAAATCGGTCAGACCGTCAAGGTCTGGGCGGGCGGGATAATCAACGGTCAGGCGTACATGAAGCCCCCTGTTCAGAACAGAGAGCTATTCTTGGGCAATCAGTCTGATATGTCAGGAGGAACAGACGCATGGATACCAGCCGGGCAGTCTGGATTCCTTCCGGTGTTGGATGATTACGTGATAAAAGAGGACAACCCTTTACGGATTATCTCTTGGCGAGACCTTCGCCCCTTGGCTGGGGGTGATATCTATGTCGCCTACGGGGATGGGGACAATCTCTATACTGCGACCCTTGAGAAGATTTGCACCATCCCGCAGTTATAAAGGTTAGGCGTTAGTGGTCCAGCCAGTCTCGATGTCGGGTAGGTCTTCTACAGTATCAGCGGATTCAACAGCGTTCTTTAAATTCCTTGCGTTGATGCTCGCTTGGGAGTTTCGGGCCAAAGCACCCGCCATCACTTGCTTGTAAGTAGCGGCAGGGATTGTGACTACATCGTTACTTTCAACAATCACATTAATCTCTGTCGCACCAAATGAGTCAATGGCAGTAAGAAGCCCGTTGAGGCGGACATAATCGGCGTCATCCCTAAACTCAATGGAATGTTCACCATAGGGGATATTGCTGTAGAAGATTTCATCCCGCTTACTGTTGATCTTGGCTATTAGTTCAGTCTTGATCTGGTCAAGGGGTTTGTCCGCTACAGTCCACGACTCTACCCAGTTACCATTCCCATCCTGCTCAACACCGTTCTTCACCACAACCTGTAGATCAGTTGGTGTAGGCTTGTTACCGGGTAGGATGGGGTCATAACCAAGCGCATCGAAGTGGGCAGCGGTCATGGGTTTGGGGAAAGAAGTATTAGGCTTCTCCGCCCTGATTTGGGCCTCGGTTTTAATTTCTCCAGAAGACCGTTGTCTGAATTTACTCATTTTTAAACTCAATAAAAAAGCCTTGGCGCTATTGGGGGACTCCCACCCCCGAAGAGTAGCTCGAACGAAGGGCTTGTTAATATACCCTTATGACCTTTTGGTCACCGTTAGCGCCAAGGCGGTTATAGTTTAAGCTGCTGCGATTGCAATGTAAATATATTCGCCGCCGCTCACGTTAATGGTAGATGAGCCTGCTGCTGTTAGTGTAAGTCCCGCTGCTAATGGGTCTATATAGTCTGTGCCTGTCACTTCTGCTGCTGTTGAGTTCAAGAGCAGATATGGGTCGTTGCCAGAAACAATACCCCGCTCAGAGTCAAACAGATACCAGTTGCCTTTAGCGTCCTGTGTAGCACCGTTTCTGACTGCTTGAGTGTAGCCAGTAGTCTCAGGCTTAGGAGCTGCGAGTACAGGGTCTATGCCAAGAGCAGTGCAGACGTTAGCGTCCCATACTTTAGGCAGTGATGTGTTGCTGTGCATTCTGCGGACTTCGCCTTGATTTTTGACTTCGCCCGTTGATTGAATACGATATTCCATTATGTCACCTATGCTATCGCTAAGAAGATGTAATTACGCCCACTAACATTTATTCTGAGTGCTGCTGTTGCGTCTGTTGTTACTTCAAACCCTGCGCTATAAGGATCAACCCAATCATAGTCTGAGTTTTCGGCAGCAGTTTGATTTAGTCTAAGATATGGGTCATTACCTGCTACTATGCCTCTTGCGCTATCCCAAACATACCAATCATTAACACCGTCAGCATCTTTAATAAGAATAAATCTAGCGCCATTACTAAACCCACAATCAATTTGCTGAGTAGAAGAGCCTCCATTGCCTGTGTAGCTGCCTACTTTGCTTATGCCGTCTATAGACGCAAACATAAAGGATATATATTTACCACCGCTTACGTTCGTTGTAGTTGAAGCGCCAACATAAAAATTACTAGCTGTGGGAGTTGTGCTTGCCCAATAACTTTCTCCAGTTCTTTCAGATACGTTGTCGTTCCACCAAAGACCAGACGTATTACCTAAATCCTTGTGATAAACATATCTTCTGCCTGTTGTAGAATATATAGATGTAAGAATTAACTCTGGCACTACTGTTAAGTTATGTGGAACGGTTAGGCTTGAGCTTCCATCACCTGTGTAGACAACAGTATCAAAGAAACCGCTTGCTCTTGAAAAAATATAGTCCACATAAGTTTTACCAGAGCCATTTACCTCATTAGAGTTGTACAATGTATAACTATCATTAGTAAAACTATACATCCATGTTGCGCTTAGACCAGTAGTCTCATTTAGCGGAAGTCCATTAGATGCAGTGCCGCTGCTTGATGATAAAAGCCTTGGAGAAAACATCCAGTGTTCGTTATCGCTTCTGCTTTTTATTAAAACTGCATCTGGTGTAACATCAGAATCAACAACAGTGCCGACTGTTGAGTTACCTGAGCGAGTATTTATATCAAAAACCTCAGTCCCAGACTCAGGAGTCTTCATTGGGCGGCGTATGGCTATGTAGATGTAGGTTGCGTTGCCATTAAATCGCGCAGAGTTAAAAGTAAAACCTGTTGATGTTAAATTACAAGTATCGGTTGACTCTGTGTACTCTGCTCCGGAAAGATTTGGATTTAATGTTTGCGGGCCAGAGCCAGTTGCGTGTAAACCGCGCATAGAATCAAAAATATACCAAGAGTTTGATACAGTCGCAGATTTAATTAAAACCCACTGTGGCTCAAAACCACAGTCCACAGTCGTTAGTCCTGTGGCGGCAGCACTCCCACACTTAATAATACTCTCGCTGCCATCGTCTCCAAAGCCTCCTGCGTCATGGGCGAAAAAATACGCAACATATGAGCCACCAGAAGCATTTACCTCTACCCAATCAGATATAAGAGGAAAATACGTGTCAGTAACTCCATCGTAATCCCAAGGCTGTCCGTTTTGTTTAGCGGCACTTGAGTTTAGTTTAATAGAACCATCAGCATCCGTACCATTTATTCGTCTGTGCCACACAAGCCAGTCTGCTGATGAATCTGTGCGCTTAAAAATTACGCATCCCGGCACACTACCGAGATTATGGCTAATGTTTTGAGCTGAACCCGTCCCAGTATAAGTCACAACATCAAAGAACTTCTCAGCCTTGCGGAATGTCCATGAAGCGTAGTTAATTCCTGAGCCATTCATTATGCTACCGCCGCCAGACCCAGACAATAGATTAAAGCCTGTAGAAGTAGCTTCCAAATAGTTAGTGTTAGTGCTGTTTCCTTGAGTTAAATCACTGTAAAGTATTTTTGCGTCTGCGGATGTGTATCCTCTTTCCGTATCTACTAATGCGTTATTTACTGCTGATGATCTTGCTTTAAACCAAGTAAGACCACCTTCGCCATCAAGATCAATGCCGTTAGTTATGGTCTGTGTAGAACCATTACCATCGTACAAATAAGTCGAGAAGACATCCTCAACGTACAGAGACTCACCTGCATTACCTGCCGCGGCCATCAAAGCTCTACGAACACTAGGCATACAGCACCTCGCTCCAGCACTGGGGTAAAGGATCACGCTTCTTCCCTTGCCGAGTCATATAACCCTCACACCAACGAATAATCGTGCTTTCTCCTTTTCCTACGGCCTCGCCCGCCTCTTTCGCTGTTTCATACATTTTTCCAAAAACAAACCACCGCTTGCTTGTTCGTCTGTTTCTTGCCTGCTCTGATCTAGTTGCCCACCGGCAGTTTTCTTTGCTGTAAGGACCATCATTATCTATTCGGTCCAGTTGCTGGCCATTTGGGCGATCACCCATGTCGTCGTAAAAATTAGAAAAAGTCCTCCAAGAATCACAAACGCTAATACCTCTACCACCATAGCGGGAGTATTCTTTGCAGGCATCGTTATAGCACCGAGCCATCATTGCTTCCCAGACATGGTAAGTCGGGGTATTGCTCTCTCCGTGTACCTGCGTAAATTGACCGGTGTTTTCCTTGGCTTTATAGTTACACTCCGCGGATTTCCTGGCGCAACAAGCATCAAATAGACTATCAAAAGTTCCCAAATGCAAATTTCCTATTTTAGCCTGCCATTTTCTGTTCCTGGTGTGGAAGCACACCCCTACTAGGCCCGACCTATTGTTATTACGCATAAGCAGAACCACATAAATTCCCAAACCACGTGGACCCACCATCAATAGTGGTGAACACAAGAATATCTAAGCCAGATGCGGTTAATGTCGGGGCAGTCGCGCCGGGCCAGTCCACTGAAGCAGGCCATGTCACTGTCTGGCTTCCTCCATTGGTCAGATAGAGGATAAACCCACATAGCTCGTCAGAGGCGGTCGGGTTGGAAAATGTGAACGTGGTGGAAGAAGTGTCAACTGTGGCAGTAACGCAATTACCTAGAGTGAGGTCAATGTCCTGTGTCCCGCCACCGATAGAGCCTATAGCGTTGGTAACTTCACCGTAGTCCTTCAAATTGACCTTGGAAACAGTATAGTCCTGGCCGTCAAGATTCCCGCCTAGCTGCGGCGTAGTATCGTCAACCAGGTCAGTCATAAAACCAAAGTCTGTCTTGGCCTCCGAGTATGATCTGCCCTCAATGGTCGCGGCCCCAGTGAACCTAGCATAATCATTCACTACAGGCGTACCAGAGACCGACAGAGCGCCGATAGCAACTACCGTAGCATCGACATAGGCCTTTGCAGATTGTTGCGTGATAAGGGCTGTGGCGCTGTTAGAAGTCATGTCATCCTCATCGAGAATGGCTGTTACAGTCGCGCCAGAGGCTAGGGTTAAATCAGTCGAAGCAGTTAAGTTAGTGAAAGTACCCGCAGCAGGGGTAGATCCGCCGATAATGACCCCGTTTACGGTTCCACTACCTATCGCAGCACCGTCAATCGTGCCGCCGTTTATATCGACAGTTGTAACCGTTCCAAGGTCAGCAATGGTTCCTGAGAAGGATTGTCCGTTAGAGGTTACAGTCCCGCCTAGCGTTAAAGCAGGGAGAGTCCACGTAGCCGCAGCAGTCCAGGTTCCGCCAGCCGCGATAGAGCCGTTTATAGTACCCGTGGCTTGAGTGGTTCCGTCGATGGTTCCACCGTTAATATCTACAGTGGTTACTGTGCCAAGGTCAGACCAAGTTCCAGTTAATGAACCCCCGCCCGTTGCGGTGATTCCGCTGTCTTTTAACACTACCCCGTCAACCGTCACACCCTGTGCAGAGGTTTGCTCGTTGATAGTATCAGTCTTAATTGCGTCCTGATTCAAACCAGACTTGAAGATGTCAAACACATCATTGTCAGGGTTGTAGACACAGAGAACTATCTCATCCGCTCTCAAGTCACCCGCAGCAATGGCAGCACCGTTTAACTGCATAGCTTTAGCGGTAAGCCCATCAACCGCCAGTGTAGCCGCACCAGTGTTGGCGGCATTCACTTGGAAGGCAAACAGGGAGATTTCAGATAACGCTGTGTGTACGTTGTTAGTGGTCAGGGTGTAGGCTGTAGTCGTTCCACCAGTTGTCACTGTGCCTTTTTGGTCAATGTACTGTTTTGCTATCGCGGACATATTCTCTCGAATAACGTCATTCACAGAGGCAGGTGACATTCCTTCGGGTGCGCCGTCAGGGGCTGCTGAGTTGTTACTAGCAGCAGTGGTAGACCAAGTGCTTATCTTCGCCATTATCGGGGGACCTCGCCCATTAATTCGTTTAACTGGTTGCGGAACTGTGCGCTAGAGTTTTCAAGACTGTCTAAAACGCCGCTTAGGTCAGAGTTCCCTGTTCTGATTGCTCGTTCTATCCTCCTGCCAACCGTGGGGCCAAAAGCGTTCGGGTCTTTCGCCAGCCTTTCCATGACCAGTTGCGACCTGGGGTCTGCAAACATTCCATTAATAAGGTCTAGGGATATTCCCCTCATTCCAGACTGCGCCATTTCTATCATCTCAGGCGCAAGGTCTCTTACCCCTTGAAAGGCTCTGGTTCCGGTCAATCGCCCACCGCCAGCAAGGGAGCCAAAAATGCCAAGAGCAGCACCCGCCACAATCTTGTCGAAGGCCGCACCAAAGTCCTCAATGGGGCTTCCATCCTCTCCAAGTGTGAGGCTCCTGCCGACCTGCAAAATAGCCATAACTGAAGCAGCTTCTAACGCCAATCTTGTCCCCCAGCTTCCAGTCCCGCTGAATCCGGTAAGCATTGACGCAAGAAGACTTGAGCCAGCTTGAGCGCCAGCACCTATCGCGGCTGTCTCGGTTGGGTCTTGACTATTCATAGCAGCAAGTATCATTGCGTCTATTCCAGCCTCGCCCGCTTTTGTTGCCCCTCTGGTGAGAGAAGAAAACAGTGGAGATGAAGACAGGCTAGACCCAAAGAATTGCTTGAAGTTCTTTGCCGCTGGAAGTAATTGTGTCTGCGGGGCTGTTCTAGCCGCCTCAAGCAGTCTGGTAGCGTGGGCTTGGTTCATGTCCCATATTGCCCTAGACCTGGAGCCGGGCTGCCTAACAGCCAACAACCCAGCCACGTCTGCGCCTATGTTTGAGGCCGCATCTGTAAATGGGTTTTGCTCTGCTGCTATATCCGAGGTCTGCTGTTGATTCTGCTGGGCCTGTTGGAATGTCGAGATTGGCATATCTGAACCAGTTGCTACCTGTGCCGCTTTCTCACCTAGCATCTGAGTACCAGCTAGTATCTGGTTTTGAGTTGGCCCCATAGAGGCCACTGTGTCGCCCATCATTCCCGCATTTGGGCCTTCCCTGCCCATCATGTCACCGATACCTAGACCAGCCTCAGTGAATGAGCTTAGATAGCTGAGGGGTAGATTTGCTAGGTTTTGCAGAGTCTTGCTGCCAAAGTTTCTAGCCGCTGTCGCAGTCCTGCTTATAATTGGCCTCCAAGAGCCATTTACAAACTCAACAGGGTTTCCGTTGCGATCTGTTCCGGTTATCCCAGCCATTAATTACTGACTCCGTTAATCGTGATGCCCATTTCTGCGGCCTGTCTTTGCGCCTCGGTGATTTCATTCTGCGGGCCGCCTTGACCACCCCGAAGAGACTGAACCCTCTCTAGCAATTCCCTGGCGCCTTGTGAGGTGTTGTATTCGCCATCGTCGATGAAATCTTCATCAATGATTCCCTTCAAATACTCTTCCATCAGGTAGAGGTTAGTGCCTAACTGAAGGTCGACAGAGGGTAGTTGAGAAGAGAAGAAGTCCAGCTTGCCTTGAGATGTCATGAACGCATCGGGGATTGTTGACGTGCTCAGACGCGTAAAGCCTTTGGTTAGCTTCTGTACCGTCTCAGCCACCTTCTCGGCGTCTGCATTATTTCCGCCCATTAGGTTAGTTATTGCGGCCTGCATGGATGCACCAGTTCCCGCGAGGCTTGCAAAGTATCCCGGCTGTGCCGCAGTACCCTGTGAGCTTTCAAGAAGGTCAACAATATTTGCAATTTCGCTAATACTGTTTCTTGCGCCAGTGCTTCTACGCCTGTTCTGTGCGCTTACCTCAAGCTCTGCGTTTTCTTGCGCTCTCAGGTTTGCCTGAATTTGTTGAGCCGCTAGCGTGTCGGCTAACTGCTGTGATGGGTCAGGCGGGTTTATCATGTTGGCAAATTGTTCTCTCTGACCTGGGGGCAGGCTGTTCAAGAATTCAAAGTTCGCCATTTGTGAAGTCGGCCTAGCTTGTTGCGGTTGTGCAAACTGCTGCGCCAATAGGTTATTAGCAAACTGCTCCGGTGCCGCCTGTGCCAAAGCCCCCATCAATCTTTGCTGTAGCAGGCCCGGAGGGGCCGCTATGGACGGAGGGACATTGCTTGTGTTCAGGAGTGAGGGGATTTGGCTAAGCGCCTGCTGCCTTTGCTTGCTGGACTGTAGGGCTTGTCTCTGCGCCTGTAGTTCGTTGAACTGTGACTGCTGTTGGTTGGCGTATTGGGAAGCCTCTAACAAACCTTGACCGAAGCCAATCTTTGGGCCTCTGCGCTGTCCGCCAGCCGCGAGCAATCCGACACCCATGTTGAACGCAGGAGAGCCAAGGAGGTTTTGTATTTTCGCGTTTATATCCATTAACCGAATGCCCCCAATAATCCACCCGCTATTGCGCCCCACGGGCCTCCCACTCCAAGAGATCCAGCAAGGGAGTTGCCCGCCATTGCTCCGCCCAAAGCACTAAGCCCCGTGTTGCTGCTACTCTGCACAGAGTTGATATTTCCAAACAGAGCATTGGGGTTGATGTTGCCGAAGGAGGAATTGAGCAGGTTTTGCATAGCTTGAACCTGTCCAAGTTTCGTTCTTTCTTCCTGCGCTTGTCGTGCGTCTCCGACTTGGCCTGTAATCTGTGAATTAAGAAGACCAAGTTGAGGGAGTGCAGCCGCAGCCTGTAATTGTCGTGACCTGTCAGCGTTGGCAATTCCGGCGATAGTGTTTCCAGCGTTCTGTTGTGCGCCCACAAGCGAGTTAAGAGCGCTTAGCTGTTGACCACCACTGCTCAATCCGAAGTCATTTAGAGCGTTCGCCGCGCCTAGTTGTCGGTTTCTCTCGTTGCCAAACTCTCTAGCAAAAGCATTAGCTGTAACCTCTGCAATGGCTGAGTCTCTAAGACCACCAGACAAAGCACCCGCCCCACCCTGAAGGGCAAAGCCTGAGTTAATGTTAGGCATGGCCTGAGCGATAGAAGCCTGTACTGCGGCATCAAAGCCGGGATTTCCATAAAGGAAATTACCACCAGCAGTCTGTTCTAAAGCATTCTGAGCGGCAGTGTTCATCTGCGGGCCAGTAGCGCCAAACTGCTGAAGTCCGCTAAAGCCCTGTGGGTTTTTCAGTAATTCCCTACCCTCGTTGAACATCTCAACAATATCTGTAGAGTCTGCAATCTCTCTGAACGCATCTTGGGCTTGGGGGATAAACCCACCAGCTCCACCAGCTACCCCAAGTGCCTGCTGCTGGGCTTGCTCTTGCAGGAAGTTAAAGGGAGAAGTTAAAGCATTGTCCCTTGCGAGTAATTGAGTAAGACCCGCCATAGCGCCTTGAGAGGCGTCTACAGACTGAGCAAGGAATGGCTTTAGGAATTCAGGTATCGCTGTTTGAGTGGTGTTCTCTGCGCCCGTAACCAAGGGGTTAAGGTCAGAAAAACCCAATGCACCGGGATTGTTGCCGAATAAGTTGGCAAAGGTATTCCCAAGATTCTCTATAGGTGGCAGTCCTTGAGTTACGCCGGGGGTTTGTGCTGGCTGGCCTATGTTAAGAGTCTGAAACCCTGGAGGCAGAGGATTAAGAGGAGGTGCGCCGTTAGGATTTGTCGGCCCGATAGGTGTGGTTGTAGCCGTGCCAGTAGGCGGAGCGCCAGTTCCCGTAATAGCAAGATTGCTGCTGCCTGTGTTCTGGTTGCTTGCTACTTGGTAAGTGTCCTCCGGGGAACCTATACCCGGAAGACCACCAGACAAGGAATTGCTGGAAATAAACTGGTTGATTTCATCAACGGGAATCTGAAACCCTGCTGAGGCTGCAAGCTGGGATAAATCCTCTGCCGAAGCACCAAGCATCACCGCACGGGATAGAATGTCCTGTCCAGTCTGCGCGGAAACAGGCCCACCCTGTAAAGCCTGCTGAACCATCTCTTGTAAAGTCATATTCTAATCATCCACTAGGAGTAAATGGCTCATGTAATCTCTGCGCCATACAATGTGAAGGTGAGTGCGTTTGCTGTACCCGTCCTGACGCCAATATTTCCGCTGGCATTGCTCCCGCTCAAAAATCCCTGAAGGCTTGTTGTTGAGTTAGCCGCTACGCTTAAATCCCAATACAAGGCCGTGGTTTCATCGTAGGTGGTTCCGTCTTCATCGTGAAAGACCCTAGCCGTTGCTGCCGTGCCTGTGGTGTTGCAGATGACAAGGTTTTTGCCAATCCACGTTGTAGATGCGGCGGGGGAATAGAGGCTTGCTGCGTTGGTGTCGGCGGGTCTTAATTGCCCGAGTTGGGCTTCTTGTAATGCGCTCATAAGACTAGGAGTGAATACCTCCTAGAAAATGTTTGCGTTGAAAGGTGGTTCCATGCCGTTGCGTCAGAATAGGCAAGAGTTCCATAAGTCGTGTCATAAGCTAATCCGTAATCCCAGATGGATGCTGTAGGAAGTGAAGCGGTTGGGTATTCCTTGAGAACCAGGGGCGCAAGCATCGGCTTGGTTCCGTCCACAGGAAGGCCGACATTTGCCCGCTGTGCGATTAATCGTCGGTGTTCTACTTCGTTGGCGTGAGCGAGAGGCGCTTCAGGGCGCTGTCTGATATTAGGCACGTCTACCAGTCCTTGGGGCGTCTAGCGAGTCTATCTGAACTCCTATCGCATCAACCCAGCTACCCGAAATAGTTAAACGGAACCTGTGATAGTTATCGTTGACCCGTTTCGTGTATCTTCCTGTGGCGCTTTGTGTAAGTTCGTCAGTCCACGTCACAGACTCGGAAAGGGTTGATCTGTGTCCAACACTAGCCATTGCCGTACCACCGTCTACAAGCCCCCTGAAGGCCGTTAAACACGTTTTAAAGCCTTCGTTAAACTGCATCTCTCCGGTCTCTAAAGTCGCTGTCTTGTTCTCTCCAGAGAAAAACCCGAACTTGTTGTCAGAGGAAAAGCACCCTATTTGAGAAGATATCTGAAACTGAGGGGAGTCAAGGGAAGTGGTCATCTCATCGAGATTGTCAAACCCTAGATTGGGCAGGTTATCGAGAGTCACCTGATAGCCAGAGGATTTAAAAATCAACTCGCACTCTTGCTCTATCAGTGACCACTTGTTGAAAGTCCGGTCATAAATAATGATCTTGTTCGGCCTTCCTCCCGTGTTACCAGAACCGGGAAAGGCCCAAAGGATTCGGTTATTCCTCGCATCAGGCATGGAGAAGATCCGATCAGGATAGTCCGCGTCGAATTCATCCAAGAACCACTTATCAACACGTCCCGCGCCGATTGAATTAACACCCGTTCCGTTTCCGGTAATCTCAAGAAACCCACGGTCTGAAATGATGTAGACGTTCTCGCCAAGCTCTGTTACTGCGCCATTTGAAATAGCGCCAACATCCGGGAGAATTTCATCAATTTGGAAGACAACGGGAGCGCCAACAAAGGACATCCTAAAAATTGATCTTTCGGAGACGATAATCCCAACCTCACCCCCGGTGATTTTTCTAATCGGGCCACCTACTGGAATATCCCTGAAATCTGACAGGGTTGTGGGGGATACGGTGTAATCTGTTTCGTCATCAATCGCAGACCACCTGACACGGTTGGGGACGTTCCCATCCGTGGAGTCGTAAGTGTTGGAGAAGACAACAAAATCACCTATTGCTGTGACGTTCCTTGCCCGGAAATCGCTTGTAAGCTCGGAAAAGTTGGCTCCGCCCATCGTGATTTGCTGGGGGTTGTCTGAAAAGTTAGTGGCTAAGACTTTGTTCTTCCACCTAACAAAGTTCCACTTCTCCCCCGAACCTGTTGCGTAAGCACCGCCACTTGAGCGAGTAACATCAGTCCAAGTCAGGTCTGACTCATCAAGTTCATATAAAGCAGTTGTGTCACCAACATAAGTATGCGAGGCGTCATCTTTATCAAATGCCTCAATCCCGCCTCTGGGTCTGGAGCTTAGAGCATCGGAGAACACAACCAGATCAGGAAAAGGCTGGAACGACCTTTCAGCAGGCACGGCGTTAGTTATAACAGTGCATCCTCTTGCCCCAAAGTCGGAAGCGTCAGGCTTCCAATCAACGAAAGGAATTATCAAACTACGGCTCCAGCAGGTCTCGATACCAAGTGGCCCGCCCTGCGGGATTTCTTCAATAGCCTATTGGCCCCATCCACGCTCTGACGATACAAAGATCGCCAAACAACGATACGGGGGTCATCCATCAGGAAGGGAGCTGAGGCAAGTAACGCACCGTAAAGATAGGCCCCAGGAACCTTTGTTAAAATGTTGTTAGTGGTATTCCCATCACTTAAGGCGGTTTCTTCCTTGTAAAAAATAATCTCCCCGGTGTAGCTCGTGTCCGGTGAGTGGTCGAACTCAATCTCATTCCCAATGGTAAAGTATTCGGGCTTACCGCTGGTTTCGTCTCTGCGGCGGTTCATCTCGTGGTAATTCACGTACTGAAGAACGGTAACGGGATTGGTTAGTAGGCGGAAACTGATAGGCTCCAAAAAGCCAGTGGGAAGGGAAATCTGGCGAGAATCCACCGTGATATTGGAGCGGGTAATCATCTCCTTCAATCGAATCCCGCCAACCTCCTCCGGGTTTCGCATGGAATCCACGAGAGCAGGTCTTTTGTGCATCTCTTCGGCCAAAGTAATAAAGTCAGGGATATAGTCGGTTAAGTCATCTCTATCCAGATATGCGCCGATAGCCGTTTTAAGATTTGCAAAGGTGTCTAGGCTCATGTGTAATTCTTCGCCTGAAATTTCCTGAAGTCGCGGCCCTCAGTGAGAAGCCGAAGTAATTTTTTAGCCCTGTCGGTTTTCTGGGCCATGATTTCCCCAAAGGCTTCACGCGCACCAATACCCCACGATCGAGACGCCTGATAAGCAGCGTCATTCAATACATTAAGATCGATTGTGGCCTTGTGTCGGAATTCTTTGGATTGCCCGTTCTGGGCTAGGAATTTGGCCTTCTTAAAAGCCTTCTCAGCATCGGAACTGGTTTGGGTGACAATCTTGCCGTCACCCGCCCATGTTTTTGTTGTGATACCAAGCGCTGTCTCTTGGTTAATCAGCCTCATTACGCTGGCTCAAGCTCAAGAGTCACGACAACCTCTACCGTGTTGGTAGATGCGCCATCAGTCTCTACTTCAATAGCCTGGGTTTCTGTAAAGCTGTTCAGCGCTGTAGGTGTGCATGAATCTACATCACCAGCAGCACTGGACGCGGTTGCAACGGTAATCACACCACCTGTTACAGCGGTGCCGCCAATCTTCAAGGTCAGGTCAGCATCAGCAGTGGCTATAGCGCCATTGATTACCGAGTAAGCCTTGCGGATTTTGCCGCGAAAGCCGGGAACAACATACTTCTGCCCAGCTGTGGATATGTCCTCAATCTGAACAGTCACAAACTTGTTCTGAATTGGGGGTACGTAGGGATAAGCCATTATTTACTCCTTTGCCGCAGTACAGACTGGCTCAGTTTCCAAAATATAAATAGACATTTTCTATTCTCCAATAAAAAGGAGGGCCGAAGCCCTCCTGTGAAAGTTAAATGGCTACTTAACTAGTTGTGAGGTCGTATACAGCACCACAGGACTTCTCCTGACCCGCAATAACGGTGTACTCAGAAAGAATCTGGCGGCGATCTGTATCACCAGTCTTGGCAAGCTCAGTGGTTGCCATGTTGCGACCTGGCAGGAAGGCCATGCCCCAGTTATCCATATCCAGCACAAGTGCAGTACGGGCTTCCATGAATCGGTTGGGGATGATCTTCAGTTCGCCAAAATCAGACTCGTACACGTCGAAAGTGGCGTGCAGGGTTGAATCCTCGGTCTTTTGGACGTTGGAGCGGCCATTGGTGAAGCTGGATGCAACCTGACGGTTGAACGCGCCAGTCATCAGAACGCCGGGCATACCACCCTCATCAAAGCACTTGCGAAGAACAGTCTTCAGTTGGTCTTCGGTGAATGCTCGCGCAGTACCGTCGGTGTGGGCGTTAGAACCTGTGCCGTTGGCGGCAGTAGCATCACTCGCATCGTCGATGTTGGTGATGATGTAGGCAGGAACGCCAGCACACTGTCGTGCAGTAGTGTCATCACCCGCTACATAAGCCTTGTTATCCAGCACAGACTTTTCAATGTCGCGCTTCAGTTCCTTGGCCTTCAGCATCATCTGATGATCAAGTTCGTCAGCACGACCCGCAGCGGTAACTGCTCGGCCTGTACCAGTAACACGCGCAACCTTGTCGGAGATTTGCGTGTAGTTGAAAAGTCGAGTGGTCGCGTTACCAGTATCGGTAGTTGCATCGTCACCCTCGATCACCGCATTTGCGGCAGCGGCAGCAAGGGATTGGGTCTGCCATTCAACTTTAGTGGAAGTGGCTTCTTCAAAGCGCACCATTGATTGAAAGGGAACGTCTACCGGAGAGACATTGTAGATAATGTCTGACAGGTCTTCCCGTATACCCACCATATCATTGGTGGCAAAAGTAGCTGTTGGTTGTGTCATTTTGAACCTCGTCGCAATTTGACAATTTCACGAGCCGCATCAAGAGCGGCAGCGCTGTTAGGATTGGCGCTGATTCGCTTTTGCAGTTCGTTGATTTGGGTTTGATTGGAATTTGATTCCGGCTTGGTCGAACCCGGTTTAAGGGTTTTTGGGACTTTCACCAGTTTCTTCAGGGCTGGCTCGGCCTTCTGCTTTATTTGGTCGTAAAGCATTGCCTTGCGGGCCATAATCAATAGCTTGTGATCGAACGCGGTCTGGTGGATTGCCTCTTCAGATAGCTCTTGAGCAGTTAAATACTCGGCAAGACTCTTCTGTTCAGCAGCCGCCGTGGTTTCGTCCTTCCACTCTGGCAGTTTTGCAAGTAGGGCTTCGCGCTCATCAATCAGCCTTTGCGCCTGTTTCTCCTGGTCTTCCAGTTGGGCCTTTTGCTGGTGCTGTTGGTAGGCTTTCGCCAATTCAGCAACCTCAGACCGTACAGCGGCTTTGCGCTCAGCGAACTTCTGCCGCTTCAATGCGGCTTCGCCGGGGTCTTGGGCTTCAAGGGTTTTCCAGTCGAGTCCAGATTCTTCTTTTGCAACTTGGTCTAGCTGCTTTTGAAGAACTGACGCGGCAACTTTGATGGTTGCGTCTAGCTCTTGTTGCTTGTCAGCCAGCGCTTGGTATTGCGACTTGGCTTTCTCTTTCGCCTCTTCAAGGCGTTTCTCAGCGGCCTGTGTCATCTGGTAGGACTTCACTAGGTCACCGATCTTTGCTTTGGATGGCTCTCCATCCACTTTCACGGGAATTTCGAGTGAGTTAGCCCACTCAGGATCCCACCCCTGACTTTCTACAAGCTCGGTGAAGGTTGAAATTACTTCCCCTTCATCGGCGTCTGTTTCTGTCTTTTGTTCCGCTTCTTGCGTCTCGCCCTCTTTAAGCGAGACCTCTTCGGTAGGCTCTTCGGTTTCTACCGGAGCTTGCGGCTCCTCTACCTTAGTCGGCGCATCAGGCCCTTTAACTTCGCCGTGAAAATTACCGCCAAACATTTCTTGGGCCAGCAAGGATGTGCTTTTAACTCCCTCGGCCTCTGGTGTTGAGGTTTCCATATTTACTCCAATAAAAAAGGCCCCGGAGGGCCTTTGGTTTATTTAAGGAATCTGTTTCGATTCCCTAGTTTTGATTCTGTCTCTTTTGGTTTGTTGACATACCGCTTAAAGTCTTTCTGCATGTCTCTCAGGGCATCCAGCCTAGCCTTTAGCTCAAATATTCTCTGTGAGTCGGAGAGTTTTGCTTCCTTCAGCAGATTAACCAGATTCGCATCTGCACTAGCCCACCACTTGTTAAGAAACTCGTTCTCAAGTAATGCCTTAGCCTTTACCGCGTCATCAATTTCATTGCGAGCCACCTATTTCCCTCCCCGCGCTCTTACGCGCTTTCATTACGTCAACATCAAACTGGGCTGAAATCTTCGCCATTTGGTTGACAAGCTCTTCATACTTAAGCCGCATTTCATGGTCGTGCTGCTTCTGATCTTGTTGAATCTTGAGCATTTCCCTAGCGTGTTGAAGCTCAGTCTTGTTCTGGGCTTCTGTTCGTCGGTCAAGCTGCTCTTTCTGTTGGGCAAGTAGCTGTGCCTGCTGTTGGAGTTGTAGTTGCTCCTGCGGTGGAGGAGGTGCCATCTGACCGTTGGGATTCGTGAAGAACAATTCAGGGTCTTTCAGGTTGGCGTTACGGACAATCTCTGCCGCTGTTCGATAGATGTTGTCCGGTGTGACAGTCAATCCCATCAAACCGCCGTCCTTCATGGACTTCTGTAGTTCAAGAATCGCGTTCAGGTGAATCAGGTTAGACTCCCTGGAACCAATACCCAGACCTATGTTCACGGTCACGTCAAAGCGGTCTCTCCATGAGCTTGGGTCAACCTCTACCCATTGGTTACGCAATTTGGCAACCTCGGGCTTGTTCTGGTGCTTCCTGATTAACTCGTGGATGTGCAGGAATAGAGATTTAATTCCGGTTTCAGCAAATATCCGCGCAATCATCTCAACCTTAGACTTAGCCATGTCGATAGACTCACGGAGTACACTAGATTGAATGTGCTTTAGCTGGTCTGGTGCAAGTGCGTCTGCATCGCTTCTAACGCCTGTACGCTCCCTCTTAGCCTTCTCCCAGTGGTCTAGCATGGGGAAGGTAGCGGCAGCCGTGAAGGGGACTGTGCGCGGACTCCACGCTTCCTGTACGGGACGGTCAAATACCGCCACTCCGCCTATCTCGGTAGAGAGCAGATCGTCCATCGTAGACTCACCCAAGGCCATTTCGTAGACGTTGTGGCCGGGATTGTTGGTTTGATACAGGTTATCCAACATCTGACGCACTAGAGTGGTCATCACTTGCTGAATATCCATCACCATTTCAGCCGGACAAGTGCCAAAATGCTTGTGAGGGAGTGGTTTTGAGGTTAATACGTGGAACGGCTGCCTGTCGGCTGGCTCATCTGACAACAATTTACCGTTAGAAGTGAAAATCTGCCTTAATTCGGACTTACCATCACCCTCGACATCGAGGTAGATATAGGCTTCACGTACCTTCACTTCCTCCTGAGACTTGTCAGGAGTGCCTTCGCGTGATTCATCAACGCCCCATCGAGCTATTTTTTCTTCGGAATCGTGCGATTTGTTCTCTGCTGGGAGATCGTTTACTACGTCTGGGTCAAAACCCATTGCAATCAAGTCTGAGCGCTTCATGTCGCGCTCTTGGCCGACCATTCGCGCCTTGTTTGGGTTTACCTTTGTCGCGTCAGAGGAAATTCGGTATTCTTCAGGGGGTACAGGCTCAACACAAACCCTTCCGCGCTTGCAGGTTCTTTTGAACTTAATATCATGTAGAGTGGTTTCTACAACCTGCCCATTTACAACAGACTCGCCGATATATTCATCACGCTCGACTGCTTCTAGCTCTTCATCTTCCAAAAGCCTAAAAACTTCGTCATCTGTGAGTCCCGTGTATGACTCCTCAGTGACCTTCTCGGACTCATCCCACCACGCCTTGACTATGCCGTTTTTCTGGACTAACGCATCCCAGAACCAACTGTATAGCGTCATAAACGCATCGTCGTTCTTCTTGAAAAAAACGTAGGAGGTGTATTCTGTCTCTTGCTGGGCTAAACCTTCATCCTCTGGGCCTGTGGCGTCGAAAGATACGAGGTTTTCCTTGGTCGTGAAGATTTTCAAGAGCGAGGGCATAATCCCATCAACCACATCCGAAACGTCAGACGTGACAATCTGGGATTTTCCATCAATCTCATTGCCCAAAGGCTCCGAGTTGTAGTATTTGTATGCCTTGGCGCGTTCATGGGCTATCTGCCCATCTGGTGCGCCCATAGCCGTTTGAAATTCACGGTCTACAGTGGCTACTATCTCTCGCTCAGTTAATTTCACTTATCTTCCTTTGGCTTGGGGCCAGGCTTTTTACGGTCTGCCAGCTTCTTCAACTCAGCTTCCAGTTCCGCTACGCGCCTTTGCAGGTCTTTAATCTCGTTCTCGTGCCGAATAATGCTCATATAACCGCTACCCTCCTTTCGGGCTTGGGAGTCTTTTTAATCACGTTAATTCGCTTTGCCATCTTGATCTGAGACACGGCTATCCGTGTGGCAGCCATCAGGGGATGGGAGTCTTTTGGAATCTTGTTCTTCTCTCGGTTGAAAGTTCGGGCTTCGTCTTCCCAGTCCTTCAACCTACGGACAACCTTGAATCTTTTTGTCCGCATCCGTTCCCAGATGTCCCGCCATGTAATCTCGGACATAGCATCAGAGTCTTCAGCGGGGTCTGGGAGCATCTTGCACCCCCGGTTTAACAGGTCTTCAGCCATCTGCTTGTGTGTCCAAGCAATAGGAATCATCCGGCCTCTGGCGTTAATACCTTCAGCAATCACAAGGGGGATTTCACGCTTAAACACACAGGAGTCGTATAGGGTGATTTCATCCACAATCGAGTCATGGGCTAGCCACACTATCGCTATGGAGCCGTCATCAGAGACGTGCATTCCTGCTATTCTCTTGAAAGAAGGGTCAATCAACCAAAATATCCTCCATATCCACAGGAATTACCCGTGACTTACCCCTGTCCTCGCTCGCCACACTACAGGCCATTGCGAGAGACACCATTCCATCAATTCTTCCCCGCGAGCGGGCCTTATCCAGCTTCCTGTCCCCAGCCTCGTTGTATTTCACAACCGAGTTAGCCGCGCACATATTCAAAATGGGGTGATTGCCGTGTCTCAGCTTCGCATTGAGAAGAAGAGACTCCAGAACCCTTAAAGCTGGCCCCATAGACACAAAGCCTTGACCGAATTCCACAAAGCGTTCGTCAATAAACGCCTCATTAAGTCCGGCTTTAATCAACCAGGGCTTCAAGTGCCGCATGTTGTAGCGGTCAAAGGCGATTTTTTGGATGTCGTACTGAGTGAAGATGTCGGCTATGTGTTCAGCGACAAATTCATAATCTACTGACCTACCGGGGGCGGTTAATAAGTAACCGTCTTTGGCCCACTGGTCATAAGGAACTCGATCTTGTCTGGATTTCTCCACAAGCCCGTCACCGGGTAGCCAAAAGTTACTTTTAACATCGTAGACTTCCCCCTCGGGGAAAACCAAAACCAAGGCTGTGAGGTCGTTTGTCTCGGAAAGGTCAAGACCGCCATAGCAGGGGCCTTTGAACTGCGGGGCGTCACCAGACTGAACCCACACCGACTTAGTGACAAAGGGGTTATAAGCCTCTACCCTTTGATTAAGTATTAGGTTTCTGTACTCAGCCTCACGTGACGGCATTCTCTTGGCGTCATGCGCCATTGCCATCACTTCTTCGGGGTTCTGTAAATCCCCGTAACCAGGGTTAGCGAGCTTCACCGCTTCTTCGGAAAACGGGTCCATATCCTCCGGGGCGGTGAACAGAATTAACTTGGTTCTTTTGTCATGCCCCTGTTTGGCGTCATCAATCAAAATACTCAGCAGGTCGTTATCGCCCGGAGCCTGAGTTGAAATGATGATAGATATGGGGTTTTCGTGGGCCGCTGTAGCCGTCTCTACGGCTTCGTACAAGGGGTGTCTCGGTCCCTTAACCTGCCCAAGTTCGTCGTGTATCGCCGCCGCAGGAGAGAGTCCGTAAGCCGTGGGTGCATCAGCAGACAGGGCTTTGTAAAAAATTCCCATGTCGTGATTGACGATTTCTTTGTTTGTATCCCTGATCGTCATGTAAGAGGACAAATCAGGAGACATTCGGATTATCTTGGCCGCAAGATTGAATACAATCGCAGCCTGATCCCTTGCCATAGCCGTAGAGTACAATTCCGCGTTTCTGAGGTGCTTTGCCTCCGGGCCTGCGGTCTTCAAAACTAACAGCAGGGCAGATGTGGCGGTTTTGGCGTTCTTGCGGCCTACCGAGAAAATTACCCGCCTACAGGGGTTTGGTTTGGAGTAAATGGCCCGAAAGAACCACCTCTGGAACCACCTGAGACGCACTGAAGCGCCAACATCCTTACCCGAGGGGACTAAACAGCTTTGCTCAATCCACGCGATATTACGCAGGTATCGTATCTTGTATTCGTGCCAAGGCTTGGATAGGGGGCGGTCTGACCAGCCCAATTACTTCTCCCAGGGGCGCTTGGTCTGATCTACCTTCTTCTTGCTCTTGTCGTAGGTGCTTTGGAGAGTAATCCTCAGCTTCGTGGCCGTGGATAATATGGCCTCGCTCTCCATTTTCTGGCACCTCAGAAGCAGGGCATATTCACGGATATTAAATTCTTCAGCGCTCCCCTCCATGTCGCTAATCTGGGAGGCCACATGCCTTGCCGTTACGACATGCCGACAATACTGGGCCAGCACATCCAAGGTCTCAGGACGGAACCAATCAGCAGCCATGGAATTGACCGTGTGATTCCAGACCTCAGCCTGTTCAGGGGTTAAATAATCTGGAGCTGGCGGCCTCTGGGCCATCTTCTCCGTGTTATCTGCTGCCAGGGACATTTCCGCCGCTGGTTTGCGGCCTCGATCACCCATTTTGCTACTCCTAGCGGCTGGTTTTGCCGCATTTCCATTTAAAAGCCCACGGAAGCCCGTCACGCCGTTTAAGGCTCGGGGTATACCGTGGGTCTAGTTTGCGCTTAATCGCGCTGAGATAGGCTAATGTGAAGCCGAATTATGGTGCTTTTGGGGAATACTGTATGGATATACAGCAGTCTTCAATAAGTCTCTTGTGCTATTGTCCGGTTACAGGAGAATTCTTATGATCGGATTAGGAAGCATAGGCAACTGGCGCAATACGCGCCGAAACTCAGCGTACTCACTAAGAAGAATCAAGCGAATGGCTGGCAAGCCTCTTCGGGCAAATTGGAGGAAAGGCTTACAGAAAGCTTGGGAGCATCGAGGCATAATCGCCCCACCCGCTTGGTAACTCTTCAGTCTTGCTATCTGACGGTTCTGGAGACTACTTTTCCTATAAATCCATCGGGAGCGGGGTTCTTCTTGTCCGGCGGGTTCTCGGAAGCATCAACTACCATCGCTGGCCTTATGCCGGAATCCCTGGCGTCAATGATAACCGTATCTCCGGCCCACACCTTCTTTCCGCTATGTTCGTAGGTGTAGTACCCGCGACTCTTCCCGCCAAATGTAATGGTTACATACTGGGTCAAGGCAAATCCTCGCCGTGGGAATTTTTCTCAGAAAAAGGGCGTTTATCCAAGGTAATGCCCCTTGCCGGTCCCAATCACTTTTTTAAAAAAGCGCCGACCCCCTTGGTACCCCCTTTACCCAGCCATAAAATCAAGGCTGTCCGATTTGTTTCTGTTGCATCTACGGCACAGGCATTGGGTGTTGCGGTAGCTGTGTTCTCCACCCTTAGCTAGTGGGTAGATGTGGTCTAGCTCTGGCGCATTATCTTCGCATGTTCCGCGTAGCTCTCTTGGTGTATCAATACCGCAAGCAACGCACGTCCAGTTATCTCTATCGAATACAGCCATAGGGTCTACAGTCTCAACCCTTGCCGCTCTGAACCGCGCCTTTCTTCTAAGTTTGTTCCTTCTCCTTTGGTTTCGCTTATCACAAAACTCTGAGCAGAACTTCACCCTATTGCTTCGACCAGGGATAACAGACCCGCATTCAACGCAGTTGGTATCCGGTCTAGTGAGCCTATCCTCTAAGGCTATCACCTTGCTGGAGTATTCCTTTGGCTTTCTTGCTATGCTCCTTAAGGAAAGTATCTCTTGCCTTATCGGCTCTCTGCGCTTCCTATCCTTAGCCGCTCTCTTTGACCGAGCATCATGCCCACACCTGACCGAGCAGTACCTTGTTGTTTCCTTTTCTGAATCAAAGGTCTCGTTACATGACTTGCAGATGAGAGTGTGTGGCTTTGTTCTGGTTCGGACAAGCGGCCTACTGTATCTGTTCATGCAAATGTCGGAGCAATGAACTCTCAGCTTCTGGACTGTGACAAACCTCTCACCACAGCACTTGCAGTCTCTAACATACGCCAGCTTTGGCTTAAGCCTGCAAGCTTCGCGCATCTTTGCTTTTTGCAGTTCAACCCTGCAATCATCTGAGCAATGCTTCTGCCTGCCGTGTGTCTGGGTGAACTGGTTGCCGCAGCCCAAACACTCCCTCAAAGAAAGCTGTTTCCTTTTCCTAGTCATGTTTCTCCGGGCATAAAAAAACCACCCGAAGGTGGTTTGAGTTGGTGCTCGGGGCCTCTCGGCCAGCGATAAACTGTTACTTGGTATTCAATCGCCAGTGCTTGAACTCTTCAGGTCTTATTGATTCCTTGGCTATTGTCTTACTGCCTACTAATCCTTGGTCATTGCTACCTGATACTGTGAATGTCTCATGCTCACTCAGTGTAGACTTGAGTACATCACCTACGTTAAAGCCACTGTCACTTAGCATAAGCTGTGCCTTCAATGCTTTAAGCTCTGAATCTGCCTTGTCCTCGATCTGTTTGATCTGTTCTCTTATCTGCTTAGCGTCCATCTAATCTGCGCTCCAACTCTTCTATACGCTTGTCCTGCTCGATAACCTTTTGCTTTAACGCCTCAAGTATCGGGATGGGCCATGCCAAAGCATTGATACCTTCTGGTACTTCGGTGCCTAGCTCTACCGCTATAGCTCTCAAATGCGTTCTTTCTTCGTCGCTTATCATACTCGCCTCCTAGTAAATCGGAGCCTCCCGGCTTGCGAATACGTTAGTGCCGTTCCTCCGGCGTCATCTCTAGCGCTTCAGTGCGCTCAATTAGTATGTTCATAACCTGGGCTTGGATGTTATCCAGCAGGACTAACAGTTCCAAGGTGGATAAGGTGCTTAGCTCTTGCCCTATCTCGTCCAGTGTTCCAGCTTGTTCAGTGGGTTGCCCCATTTGTCACACCCCTGATTGAATCCCCTTCCACCTTTCTCAGAGCTTTGTTTTGGTCCGTTGTGGCAACTAGCCGAAAGCACCTGCAAGTTATTCCTATCGAAAAATAACTTGGTATCACCCTTATGCGGGATGATGTGGTCTACCACTTCTCCGGGTACAAACTTCCCCTTGTGATGAGGACATTGGCACCATTTCTGTTTCGACAGCATTTCCTTCCTTAGCTGCTGCCATCTCTTGCTCTTGTATAAGTTTCTGTAAGCGGCTCGGCCCGAAAGCTGCTTCCCAGTTTTGTGCTGCCTCATCCTGTGGTATTTGGGTTGGTCTCCTTCCACTACCCTTGCTCACTAGATTTGACCTTTAACATACTTCTTGGCAACAAATGAGAACTGGCCTGCTGTTGCTGCGCCTGTGACCATGTACGCACCTTCAGAGAGCTTAACATCGTAGCAGTCAAAACTGGTGCCTACCGCTGTGCTAGCAGGGATAGTGAGGACGACAGCGCCCGAAGCACCATTCTTGATAGTGATTGCCACGTCTGGGACTTCCAAGACCTGCACACCACGAAGCAGGACGTATTTACCAGTGACAAGCCCGTCACCCGTGGCCTCGTCGTAGAAGTACGGCTCAAAGTCTGGGTCTGAATTGAAGTTCATAGTTTCACCTTTAAACGCGGACACCCCAAGGCAGGAGGGAGGAAGACCAAGGGGGCCGCGAAGTCGTTAATCTGTTCGTTTAGTAATTTGTCTCGCTATCCCGCATGAATAGCACATACAGTTGGGTCTACCACTACAGCCAGGGGCCTTGTAGACATGGGGTTTCTTCTCAACCCTTCTCAGTGAGTAGTAAATAGCGAAGGGAGTGATTAGCAATGCGGGGATGGTGACTGCCAGTGATACAGCTAGTTGCCAGGTCATTCCCCAAGCTCCATGTAGGCGAGCTTCCTAGACAGGCTAGTCATATCCAGCATACAAGTGATGCTGTCGTAGCCTACGTGGGTTTCATATTCGGCTATCAATTCCTCTAGCTTTTCCCCGAACTCCATCTCGGTCTTGGTTCTGTCCTTTCCTGTGTTGATTAGGCGGAGATTGTCACTCACCGTGGCAATACTCAGCCGCCTGTTCTGGGGTGTAGTCTTCTGGAACCTTGCACAATGCTACATCGCCCTGACTGTCTGTGAATGGCCCCTCAATGTGAAGGGTTCCCTTGGCGTGTGTGGCCCCGTCTAGGATAGCCATAGTCTCCGTACAGCCCACTAAAACCAAGGCCCCTAGACAAATTACAATTATTTTAGATAAATGTGTTGACATATAATACCTATGGGCGTATATTTAAACCATCAACTAACAACACAGAGGGAAAGACAATGAACAACACCATCAAGGTTTTATTGATAGCCCAAGCCCGCATCAAAAGGGACGGATTGAGAGGCACAACCCCTGATATGCTCAGGTCAGCTAGAGCCGAATTGAGAAAAGCGGGTTATAAGCCAGCCCGCACCATTAAACCCTAACCCACCCACAGCCAAGGATGGCTATTAGGAGATTGAAAAATGCAATATATACTAGACCGAGTATCAACAACCAAAGGCGACAAGGTAGATCACTCTATTGACCTGCCTGCATGGGTGGCTTGCCGAATCATCAAAGGGGGCGCTTTGTCACAACTAGAGGCCCGCGCCGGAGATGTAGGCAGCTCTCATATATGGGTAGATGACTATGGCCGACTTACAGTTACAGCCAATGACCAATAAACCCCACGGCAACACAGGAGCATTACCAATGAGTGAAAGCAAAAAACGATGTGACATTGTATACAGTGAAGACGACGACAACGAAACCGGAAAAGGCTGGTATTACCAAGATATTGATACCAACGAAGTCAGCCCGAGATCCTACGCGGATAAAATGGGCGCTGTCAGGGCCGCCAATCGGCAAGGCTACACTGTCTACGACTTGATGGGCTAACCATGACTAAAAAGCCACATGGAAATACAGGCAAGAGAAACGCCCTGCAAGGATGCGGGGCCGATTCTCACCTCAACATCAGGATTAACTCAAAAGTCAAAGAGAAAGCCAAAAAAGATGCTAAAGAGCGTGGCCTTACCATGTCTAAATGGGTGGAGAAGCTACTGAGAGACGCTTAAATCCCACCCTATCCGGCTTAGTGTCGGGTATATCCTACGCGCAAGTATCAGTTCAATAGTTGCCTATAGGCCCGAATAATGGCGCATACAGCCGATTTGGTTGCCGATAGGTATCAGTTTGGATTTCAGTTCTGCTTCCAAAAAACCCAGCCACCAGACCGGACACCTAGATACATGGCCCATCTACGGGTGAATCTCACTCCTGCCGACTCCATAGCCTCTAGGAATAATCCATCACACTGCGCCCGAGACAGCATTACATCCGGCAAGTTGCCTCTAATGGCATACAGGTAGTCATGCAATACAGCCGCCCTACGGTGTTTTGCCACCTTGGGGATAATGGCCTGTAGTGGTCTGGGAATGCTCGCCAGATCGGTTACGAAGCCTTCAGGGACGGTTATCTGCCTATGTGCGCCGTTGATAGTGGTCACGTAATCAAGCGGGGCTAATAGCTTCCACTTGTTTGATTGCCAATCCTCGACCTTTAGCGAGTTGAGAAAGCTACCCATCTTCTAACAAATCCGCGATTGTGTGCGCCCTCTGGCCCACCTGTTCGGCAAATCGGGAATCTAACAGCTCTACAGCCGCCTCTGCCCAATCCCCCGTCTTGATATAGCCCCACATCCTCTTAAATGATAAGAGGGTGGGAGCGCCCATAATGAACATAAGCTCCGTTAAGGCGTCTTTCCGATTAGGACTGTAGCTCCGCCATTCTGGGTGTATTCGGTCTAGCTCGTTCCTAGCTACTCCAATGTCGTAGTCTAGCAGCTGGTCAATTATGAAATCTGGGAGTCCGTTGGCACTTAGGTTATGCCCTACTCCGATGGTAATAGCGTCATATCCCTTCACAGGATCGGGATAGGGGAATGTCTCGTATCCCTCGTGCCTCTTCAGCCTTTCAGCCAGGCTCACCTACAAGCCCTATGGGAAGACCCGTGATTGTTCTCCATATCAAAGCAAAGCTCATCAATGGCGCTCAGAACGTCCAGATAAGCCATTTCATCATCTGGGCTGGCTGGCATCTGGGTAAATCCGTTGACTATCCTCGATAGCCTGTTGCGCTCTGTGGATAACTCGGTCAACTGCCCAGACATCGACTGTATCGCTAGAGTCTTGGCTATGATCTCTGGAACATCCTGCAATTGGCGTTCACTGCTCACAATGCGCGAGCTATTGGCCTCTATCCTTTCGGAGTTACTTGCTATGCTGGCTACCGCAAAGTCCTGATTTGCCTGCAATCTCTCCAACCACCGCAAAGCCTCGACCTGAGTGGAAGCTGTCCACCCCGTAATACTTATCGAAACTGTCAATAATGCGGGAATGATGTACTGTCTCATAGCATTGGAAGAGATTTCACCTTTTGATGGGCGCAAAAAACCCCGCCGAAGCAGGGTTCTATGGGGGGGGGAACGATGGTTCCCAATATGTCTTATTTGGTATGTTTAGGTTGTTGCCGATCCATACTCAGACAATTCCTTCCATGCGGAGCGTCTTTTCCGGTCTTTTTTGGCTCTAGCTGCAATGACGTTTCTGTTCTTGCAGTTTAAAAACCTTTGCTTTTTCCCTTGGTTGTATCTGTTGAGGGCGGGAACGCTCAACTTGTCCCATTTATAGGGATGAGCGGAGCCAAGAACATATTTTGCAGCCCAAGCAATCCCTTCGTTAAAGTCTTTTTTATCCTCAGCGGAATGCACGTCAAACTTAAACCACTCTCCGGTAGAATGCCGTGAAGAGAAGTGTTCGTGTAATGCCTTTTCCAGCCTGACGGCCATTTTCTGCCTGCCAGCGCGGATTGTCATAAACCACTTTGCGGGAATCGGGCAGCTTGTCTTTATTTCTGTCAGCCTCTGCATTATCCGCATAGACCGACCAAATTTTACATATAAAGGCCCATCACCATCCCTGCACATCATACAGTACACGTAATGGGCGGGCGATCCCGGTATGCAATCTACGGACAAGGCTTGGGGCGCAATTTTCTCAACTTATTTCGGGGTCATTATGACTGTATATTTATACAGTGTCAAGCATGAGTTCCCGTCGAATCAGCCTCGGCGCTGCTCTCCATTTTCCATACTCAAATTGGCGCAAAGCCTCTTCCCTTTTCAGATTCAGCAGTTCCGCATCGTCCCAAGGCGCTCGGTTGCAGTGTTCTGCCCAGATAGAGATTAAGTCATCGTCTGAGTACGCCTTGCCCGTCCTGTCGTTGATTCCGTGATAGTACAGGGCAATCAGTAGGGCCAGGATATGCCGCCTTGTGGCTGGCTTAGACACGAGCCGCGTTACTATCCCATTAATCAAGGGGAAGTCCTTATGCTTCGCCTTGAACCTGTCCATAGCGTTTATCATGGCTTGGTTAGACTGATCCATGCCTGTACCCTTGGGCGGTACTCCGGCAAACTGAATCACCCTAGCAAGAAAGCTATCGCCCTCCCATCCAGCATCGTTACCTATCGACACTAGGCCGTCTAGGTAGATGTTGATTAGCTTGGTAACGGTGGATTGTTTGCTCAACGCCGATTCTCCAACTTTTCCATCCTGTCCAAATCTTTAAGCAATCTGCCAAGCCTTTTCCTTGCAGCCTTGATTGCCGCCAATCTGGTTCTGCCCATTCCTATTGCCGTGTTTCCAAACCCTCCCTCGCCGTATACGTCAACACAGACATAGCTGCCCAAATCTGGGCAGTTCTGCTCTTCAAAAAATACCAGATCAGTATCAAATTGTTTCACGCCGCCTCCTTCTCCAGTTCCTTAATCTGTGCCCTGACTTCTTTCAATCTCTCTTCAATGTCTGCCCGATATTCCTTAACGGGGGTGTTACTCAAAGCAATTAATTCGTCACAAAAGTCATCCCCGTAAAAATCTCTCATGTTCCGGCAGTACCTATCCTTCTTCTCTGTTGCGTACTTCCAGCCAAACCCGTTACATCCCGCACACTGAGGATGGATGTTTTCTTCTATGGTCTTAGTGGATTTCTTAGTCCTTTCAATCCAGTGACCGCCCTGCATTTCCTTCCAGTGCTTCCATATTCCGCATGACCAACACTGGACGTAACCATTAGGGTGATTGACCGCCTCTTTGAGCCTGACAAGCTTCTGTAGGGCTGTGGCTAGCTTCTCCCTAACTGAGTCAAGGCTCCCTGCTTTCTTCCTAGTCGCTGTTGCCACTTGTCGGCCCCTCTACAGCCCTGACAAATATCTCGCCTATCGGTGCCCACTTGTAATTGTAGGTAACAACCTTCCTCTGAAGGATGGTGTAGTTGTCTGTGTCCATAGTGCCGTTGTCCCTCATGGGAAGACCCTTTGACTTAAATAGCTCCAGCCTTTCCTCGTTGGTTTTGGCTGCTTGGTACTCTTCTTCAGTGATGGTGGCGGTGTTCATGTGCTTGCCTCGACGTAAGTCAGGAGAGCAAAGGCCACAAGGTTTATGCTCATAACCCCGTATGAGCCAGAAACTGCCATTAATGCCGCGCAAATGATGTTCACAACAATCAGCGCTCTGTTCGTAGTAGACCTGTTCATTCCCTCTCCTCCTCAATCCTGCCTCTTGTGTAACCACATACCCAGAAAGCACCCCAAGCAAGCCCCTGTGCCTCCTGACAGAACCGCTCCGAATATCTCTACAGGCGTGGATAGTTCAACTATCAATAAAATGCTCGCCACCTGACACAACTGCATCCCGTAAGACGTGAGCGGGATTCTTGACCACTTGTAATGCACAACATTTAGCTGCTGCCTGCTTCTTAGGAAGACAGAAACGAAAGTGAAGGCGAATAGCACTAGGTATGTCATGCAATCACCACATCAGGCTCAACAATCGGTCTCGGCACGTCATACACCAAAGTAGAATGCTTCCCGCCTTCCTTCCTGAAGGTAATCATCTGCATCTGACCGTCCCCGCCGTATCCAGAGGAGGCGTGCCAAGCATCAGGCGGGGGCAAAGCGCCAAATCGGTGAACAGTACAGCCCTCCATCTCCATTACCTGCTCGTGGTGGTAATGCCCCAAAGCCCACATTCTGTGAGTTGTCCTGCCCCAAGCCGTTGCCATATCCCTAGCCATAACGCTTACCAGCTTGGGAGGTTTGATCTTGTCCCCGTGATTTACTCCGAATAACCACTTGCCCCATTCGATATAGTGGAAGTATCCATCCGTATCCAATACCTGAACCCGTGGCTCATCGTGGAAGTAGGCGGATAGAATCTCCTGCACAGCAATAGCGGGGTCTTGGTTGTGGTTTCCTCTTGAAATAACAACAATCACCTTCTTGAACTTTTCTAAAGCTCTGGAAATGATGTACTTCATAACCTTTCCAGACTGCCGGAGGACTCTGGGATACCTGGAGTCCACATCTAGCTCTGTTCCTTTCGCTGTCTTAGCTGCCGTGCCGTTCTGGTGCATGAAATCGCCTACATCAACAATCATGCAGGTCTCTGCGTTTGGCGCTCTCTCCACTAAGTCATCTACAGCATCCCTCAAACCCTTAACCGCTATGTCAGTGTCAAAATCTGAGTGCTTGGTTTCTTTTCCATAGGCGTACATGCCAAGATGCGCGTCACCGATGAATATCGCAGAAAGCAAATCCGAGTCTGTCTTGGTCTTTGGTGCTGCCTTGGCTTTAACTGGTTTTATGTCAGAACACAGGCCGGATATGAACTCCCTGAAAGCCTCTTCCATGCCCTCTGCTGAAATCGTTGGCTTATCCCATATCTGGTGAACCTCTAGCTCCCCCGTCTCTGGATTTACCTTCCTGTGGACAGTCTTGTTATTCAGTACAAAAGGGGAGCCTGCCGTTATCAGGTAGTCATGCTCCGGATCACAGCCGTGCCTTCCGAGGGTCGCTTTCATCCTCGCCACAGTGTGTTCTATAGCATTGAAAGAAACCCCGTTTTCCTTAGAGATTTCTTTAAACATCTTCCCTTGCCGTAGCTGGGAAAACACCCTGCGCTGATTCTCTGTTGAAAACAAAGTGACAGCTTCTTCTGGTACGGCTATCCAGTTCCAGTTCTTAGGCACTACTTATCCCTCACAGGCCAAGGCACGTGAATGCCAGCGTCAGCCGCTTTTGAATTGATGTGTTCATAGATTTGCTGAACCTCGATGGTGGTTAAGTCTGCGCTACTGGTCTCACCCGCTACCGCTTTCTGCATGGGATTCCAGATGTTTTCCTTTACAATGTCTTTTGACCAGGGGACTTGATAGCCTTCCTTGAAAAACTCCTGAAAGGTGATCCCGTGCTTGTTTAGCTCCTCTGCCAACAGCCTGCAAAATAGCCATAGAGAATTGTTCTGCTTGCCTGTCCTCGGCTTTCCGTACACCCACTCCCACATAACATAGGGGTTTTCGTCCATCAGCTTCTTGGCGTATGCAAGAAACTCTTCGCGGGTGGTTACGGAATTGGCTATCCAAAATTGGTTCATGCCGCTACCTTGTAGTCTGTGAAGTACCGGGTTACACCCTTCTCCATATCAAGATCATGCCAGCCTGCTAGCCACCAAGATTTCTTTATCGGGTCTCGGACGTTACAAGAGATAAGCCCATAACCCGCCTCTCTTGCCTGCCTGCCAAGGTCGTACATTGCTGTGCATTCTGAGTTAGGAATCACATGGCCTCCCCGTATCCCAATAAATGTTGTTCTCCAGTGCGTTAATAGTCTTCCTGCAGTATTCCTTCCCAGCCCTGTCTGCGTCTGGGTAGCGGTGTAGTAGCATCTCAACCCGACAAGCATCATGCCTTCTCTGCTCGAACCAGGGTGATTTTGGGTCTGGCTGCTCATCCCTCATTGACCCGAACAAACCCTCTCGGGCGTGTATCTCGCCAATGTCTCCCTGTGCTTTAGGGATGTGGTGAATGCTCATAGCTCCGGGCATTACGCGGCCTCGGCCAAATTTAAAGGAATAGAGTTTCCTTCGCTTGCAAGAAACTGGCCCGATGGGTGGAACCATAACTTGAAATATCCTTCCCACTGCCCGTGACGCTGTTTCTCAACAAGCAACTCTTGGTCACAAGTGTTCAGCACAAGCTCTGCGTCATAGGGAAATCCCTCTGCTTTTTTCTCAAGCTCTTCCTCGCGCCGAATGTTCTTCCACACAATAATTACGTTGTCCGCAAGGTCAGTTAGTGCGCCGTTGCCCTTTACGTCAAACTTGTTTGGCCGATAGTGCTTGTTGGAGTGCTGGGGCTTCTTGACGTGGTGAACCAGATGGACGTGACAGTGAAGGTTCTTGGCGGCCCACTGAAGGCGGTTGATAAAGTTCGCCTCTTCGTCCATGTCGTTTTTAATTCCACACTTGGAAAGCGAATCCAAGACGATGTGATTGCACTTCAGTTCCTTGGCGCAGTAGTGAACAAAGCCCAAAATCTTTTCCGTGGGAACCGTGTCTAGCTGGTCGTAGATCAGGACGTTGCGATCCACGTACCGGCTGAATTCCTTGATGTATGCCGGAGACAAAGACCCATCCCTAACCCCAGAGGCTTGCATACACATCCTGAACAATGTCTCTTCGGGGTACATCTCCAGCGAAGCAATGGCAATCTTTCGGGTGTTAGCCAAATTCAACATGACCTGGCCCAGCAGCAAAGATTTCTTGTGCCCGTTAATGCCCGCCCATACCGTTAGCTCACCGGGGCGTAACCGGAAGTGGTTGTGTGTCTTCCCCCACGGAAGTTTGTCGCCCCAAATCTTCGGCCCCTTGGCTCGCTCCAAGAGTTTTTCCTGCCAGTATCCCGCTGAGTGGATTTCCTGTGCCTCAAGCTCTCCGACGATGTTGATGTAATCGCTAAAGTTGACTCCGTCAGGGATTCTCATAAGCCCCCCGCCCTGAATGTTGGGGTTTGCTCAGGCGCGTTTTGCTTCCGCTGGGATTCCCACGTGATGATGGCCTGCTTCCAATCTTTCATTTTGTTTTTGCCTATCATCCAGCCCTTTGAGCCGTAAAAGGCAACGAATTGCTCCGGGTCAATTCCGTTATTGCGTGACTTACAATACTCCCTGACCTCTTCCACACTCGGGGGTGAAAACCCCCTATTGTTATCTTCTCTTCTCTTCTCTTCTCTTCCGTTACTTTCGTTACTTTCGTTACAGGCTTCTTTTTGCCGCTTTCTTTCCCTGTATTCTGCCTGCCGTTGGGCATTGGTTTTAGCTGGCCCTTTACGTTGTTTGTCTGGAACGTTATGCTCAGAAAAGTTTGGAAATTCAATGCCTTGCTCTCGCTCAATAACCCAGCCAGCATATTTCATCGCCTCACCGAAACCGGGAATATCTGCAATGTCATCGATAATTTGCAGGCTCAAATTTTTAATCAATCCGGACTCTCCGATTGACTCATTCACCGACCCCCAAACTTCAAGCAAACCACACACTGTTACTCGTGTTACATTTGCCATCGTTACTAGTTCCGTTACGCTGTTATCACAACTTTTCCTAACAGGGTCACTCCACCAGTCCATAAACTCCCGGCTGCTGGAAAGATAGTTTGCCATTAGGATTGTCTTGGGGTTCTTTCTCAGTCCTGTTCGCATTTTTATCCAGTCCCCTGCCATTAACCTGCCAGCCTCTTAAGTTTCGCCTGCAATACAATCCGCTTGTCTTCTTCGCTCAACCTGTGGCCTTCCTTCGCCCTGGCCTCAGCTATCCCAACAACCAAGTCGTTGTAGCTATCACGCACTCTGCGTTTAACCAAAGGAGAATAATTGTCATCGTCTGGATACAGGTCGGCCCACTCAAGCCCAATAGAGGTTAGTATGTCGTTGCCGCCACACCCTGCGTGGCAGTGAATCAATACACGCCCATCGTTGACTTGAGTGATAGAAAGGCTGGGCGATCTATCATCGTGCGCTGGGCATCTGGCAATCCATCTGTTTCCAGATACCTGCTTACAAAACTCCAACCGCTCTACTATTTTTTCCGCCTTGCTCACATCTTGCCCTTTAGGTCAAAAATCCTTTATACCGCACATTGCGCTTATTTGAGCATGTTACCTATCACCCTCTAGCTTCAGTTCAGCTATCAGGAAATCATTTGCTTCTGAGTCTTGCTTCAGTTCCAGGATTTGCGCGTTTAACTCCGCCACCTTTTCCTGAAGCGAGTGAGCCTCTTCAGCTATCTGCTCGTTTTCTTCAGTTAGCTGGGCGATCTTTCTTGCTCTGGATTCTGGTGTAGGAATCATTCTGGTGCCTTTATTCACTGGTTATTCACAGTGTTTTCCGTATCTA